AATGATTCGTTTGTAATGAACGCATGGGCAAAAAACCAAGAATTAAAAAATGTAAAAGTGATACCAGATGGTTCTGGTGATTTTACTAGACAAATGGGAATGATTGTAAAAAAAGATAATCTAGGTTTTGGATATCGTTCTTGGAGATATGCAGCTCTAATAAATGACGGTGTAGTTAAAAAGACTTGGGTAGAAGAAGGTAAGATGGATAATTGTCCAGATGACCCATACAGTGTAACTGACCCAGCTTACATTTATAAGGATTTAATAGATGGGACTGAGTGACTTATCAAAACAATTAGATGATAGAAAAACATCTAATAAAGAACAACCTTATTCAATGGGTAGACAAACTGTGAGAAAGGCTAGAAGTGATTTAACAGAAAGTGACTTTCAAGCAAATATCAAACTGAAAACTATGCCTGCCATAAAATGGTTAGAGGTAGAGTTTCCAAAAGTATTTGTAGATGAGATTAATGAATATGTTGATACTGTCGTTACAGAAAAGAATGAAGACTATTCTAATCGATTAGTAGGTCAGTTGAAAACAGAAAAGTCTGCACAACTTGACTTCCCATTGAAAGACCATGAAACTGGTGTACAGTTTAAACAAGTCTTAGAGAACTTGGGTAAATCGTTTATACAAAAACCTTATGGCAGAATGTCATCAGTAGAATGTTTTGAGGCTTGGACTGTTCACAGCTATGCTGGTGATTACAATCCTTTACATGACCATGGCGTTCACACTGGTTCTGGATTATCTTGTATATTATATCTGAAAGTTCCAGAGTGTATCAGTAGTAAACCAGAAGTAGATGTTCCTAGTTTGGAAAACGCATCTGGTATTATTGATGGTTGGACACAGTTTTCTTGGGGTTCTCATACAATGAAAGATTTGTATCAACTAAGAGAACAGACACAACACGTTGTAAGACCGAGAGAAGGTCTACTAGTTATGTTTCCTTGTTGGTTACAACACATGGTATGGCCATTCTCTGGTGAAGGAGAAAGAAGAACTTTATCTGCAAACTTTAACATACACGACTCACCAGAAGTTGGAAAACAGTTTGGTTCGATAGGTGCGAAAAGAGCAGTAGGAGATAACCCACTTAAAAATGTAAAGAGGTAATATTATGTACAAATTTGATGAAGATAAAATTATAAAAGAAATAAAAAAACATATTGACAAAACCTATCAAGGTCACTATAATAAGAATAAGTTTCAAGCAACAGAGTTTATTATAGACTCTGGACATGGAGAAGGTTTCTGTATCGGAAATATTTTAAAGTATGCTCAACGATACGGAAAGAAGAATGGTAAAAATAGAGCAGACTTACTAAAGGTTATACATTATGGTATAATCGCAATGCATTTAAATAATGGAGAAAGTGAATGAAGTTAAGTAATAATACAGTGCAAGTTCTAAAGAACTTTGCATCTATAAATCAAAACCTAGTGATTAAAGAAGGTAACGAAATCAAGACAATGTCTGCAATGAAGAATATTGTTGCAAAGGCTCAGGTAGAAGAAACATTTCCTAAACAAGTTGCAATCTATGACTTGAATGAATTTTTAGGTTGTCTATCTTTGTTTAAAGAACCAATACTTTCATTTAAAGATACAAGTGTTGTCATTACTGAAGAGAATGGTAGTAGTGGTGATTCGTTAGAGTATATGTATAGTGACCCAAGTGTTGTAACAACACCAAGTAAAGATATTGCTATGCCTAGTGAAGAAGTAAAATTTACTTTAGATGATGTAATGTTATCTAAACTATCAAAGTCAGCTGGTATGATTGGAGCACCAGACTTACTTTTAGAAAATAATAAACTTACTGTAAGAGATAAAAAGAACGACAGTGGAAACTGTTATTCAACAAATGTTAATGCACAAGGTAGTGGAACATATAAGTTTTATTTCAAAACAGAGAACCTAAAACTGATACCAGGCTCTTATGATGTAACTGTTTCATCTAAGAACATCAGTACTTTTAAAAATGGAAAGACACAATACTGGATTGCACTTGAACCAGAATCAACATATTCTGCGTAGGGGGAACATACATGGAAAAGTTTCTCTGGGTGGAGAAGTACCGTCCAACGAAGGTAGACGAGTGCATACTCCCAAGTAATCTAAAACAAACTTTCAAACAGTTTGTCAAAGATAAAAAGATACCTAATCTTATTTTATCTGGTGGTGCTGGTGTAGGTAAAACTACTATTGCAAAAGCTATGATAAATGAGATAGGTGCAACATCAATGATGATAAATGGTTCTGAAGAATCTGGTATTGATGTCCTTAGAACTAAGATTAAAAACTTTGCATCTACAAGTTCTCTTGAAGGTGGTCGTAAGTATTTAATCTTAGATGAGTCTGACTATCTTAATCCTCAATCAACACAGCCTGCACTTCGTGGGTTCATGGAAGAGTTTCATAAGAACTGTGGTTTTATTCTTACTTGTAATTACAAGAACAGATTAATTGAACCATTGCATTCTAGATGTGGTAGTGTTGATTTTAAAATAACAAAAAAAGAAATGCCAAAGATTGCAACTGCATTCTTTAAAAGAGTAAAGAATATACTTGAACAAGAGTCTATTAAATATGATGATAAGGTTGTTGCAGAACTGATTAATAAATACTTTCCAGATTGGAGAAGAACTCTTAATGAACTGCAAAAGTATTCTGCTTCTGGTCAAATAGATTCTGGAATACTTGTTAACTTATCGGAGGTAAGTATAAATGAACTTATGGACGCACTTAAAAAGAAAGAGTTTACAGTTGTTAGAAAGTGGATTGTTAATAATTTGGATAATGACCCAAATCGTATGTACCGTCTTGTTTATGATTCTCTGTATGATTATCTTGATGGTAGTACTATTCCTCATGCTGTTCTCATCATTGGTAAATATTCCTATCAGTCAGCATTCGTTGCAGACCAAGAAATAAATATGTTGGCTTGTATGACTGAATTAATGTCTACGGTGAAGTTCAAATGAGTTATGAACTAAAAGAATATCTAAAAGCAATCAATCAGTCTAAAGAAAAACTGATGGATACTGAAGATGAAGTTTGGGAAAAGAAATATCCAGCCTATATTATAAATAAATGTCTTGCACCATCTGATATGCAAACTTGTTTAATTGTCAATGAAGTCAATGGACTTTCACACCTAGACAATAAACTTCAGTTTGATTTTTTGATAAATAGTCTTAGAAGAATGAGTAGATATTCTCCTTGGCAGAAAGCTAAGAAGATAAGTGATATAGAGTATGTGAAAGAGTATTATGGATATAGTAATGAGAAGGCTAAGTCTGCACTCACCATACTTAATAATGAACAGATTAAATATATAAAGAAGAAATTGAATAAAGGTGGAAGACATGGAAAAAACTATTAATTGGTCGCAAGACCAAATGTTGGAAGTTGTATTAAAAGAACCAGATGATTTCCTTAAGGTAAGAGAAACACTATCTCGTATAGGTGTAGCCTCCAGAAAAGAAAGAAAGTTATATCAGTCTTGTCATATACTGCACAAGCAAGGTAAGTACTATATCGTACATTTCAAAGAACTATTTGCATTAGATGGTAAAGAAACAAATTTATCAGAAAACGATATTGCAAGAAGAAACACAATCGCAAAATTATTAAACGACTGGAATTTAGTAGAAGTAAAAGGAAGTATGGAGCCTGCAGCTCCTCTAAGTCAGATTAAGATATTAGCATTCAAAGATAAAGACGAATGGACATTAGAAACAAAATATAATATCGGCAAAAAGAAAGAGGACTAGTCTTGGAAAAATTTAAGTCATTTATTTCAGAACAAGAAAATAATAAACCTTATGATTTATTAATTATATCGCATGATGGTATTGATGATGTAAATGAAACAGGCCCATTAATTCATAAGACTGCACAAAAAATGGGAATTAAATCTTATTTAGCAGAAACTATGGGTTCGTTTATGGAGAACATTAAAGGTGGTAAAATATTTAATTCATATCCAGTAAATGATAAAGGTGAATCAGAATTACCAACTACTAAAGTTCCAATAGATTATCAAAAACCATTTCCAATAAGTCCAGAAAAAACTCTAGTTATGATGAGAGGATTAAATCCTAGAGCTAGTTGTGAGTCATGGAAAGTTATGGGTAGAACATTAGAACACGAAGGGTATAAATTAATTAACTCTGTAGAGTGTAATGAAATATGTAATGATAAATGGCATAATCATATAATTTTTTTAAGAGAAAATATACAGACACCTAAGACTGTTTTAATAAGATACTCCGAAGGTTCTCTTGATGCAGCTAAAAAATTAAATAACAAATATCCTATGATATTAAAAACAGCAATTGGTTCTATTGGTGTTGGTGTTATGTATGTTGAAAGTCCAAAAGCATTAGAAGGTATTGTTCAATTACTTTATCGTGAAAACAAATATATAGATATATTATTACAAGAGTATATTAAGACAGAATATGATGTTCGTGTAATAGTTGTTGCTGGTGAAGTTATGGGTGCAATGAAAAGACCTATAGTAAAAGGTGATTTTAGAAGTAATGTATCTCAAGGTTCAAAACCAGAAATACACGAATTAACAGATTTAGAAATATCAGAATCATTAAGAGCTGCAAAAGCTGTTGGTGGTGATTGGGTTGGTGTAGATTTTATACCATCAAAAAATAGAGATAAAGATAAACCATTTTTTATAGAGGTAAATTCAAATCCAGGCTTAACTGGTATTGAAGAAACATTTTCTAAAAAATTTAGTATGACAGAAAAACTACTAAAAACTTATTACAATAGAGATAACTGGAGATAAACATGAGTATAATATTAGACGCATTAAAAAAGAAATACGAAGCTGAAATTGAAGAAGGAAAAGTAAACATTAAAGTTATGTTAAATAATCCAACCTCTATTCCAGAACATTCAAAATTCCTAGAAGAACTAGATGTACATCTTGGAAAGATTGCAGAAGCAGAAGATAAGTTAGGTGCAATCAACAATCACTTTGACAGTAGTGAACAATTACTAAACGAAGACGTTCAAATGGCACTTAAGTTATAGATGGACAAACAAGTAAAAGACATACTACTTAAAGAAATCAAAAGACAAGAAACTACAGTAGAACTAATCGCAAGTGAAAACTTTGCAAGTCAAGCTGTAATGGATTTGTGTGGTTCAGTATTTACAAACAAGTATGCAGAAGGATATCCAAGTAAGAGATATTACAATGGTTGTGAATACATGGACGAAGTAGAACAACTTGCAATAGATGAGGTCAGAAAACTATATTACTGTTCTCATGCAAATGTTCAACCACACTGTGGTGCAAATGCAAACACAGCTGTCTATCAAGCATTTCTAAAACCAAACGATACCATTCTTGGAATGGACTTAGCATCTGGTGGACATTTAAGTCATGGTTCTAAACCAAACATATCTGGTAAGATATTTGATGCACATTACTATGGTGTCAATGATGAAGGTTGGTTAGACTATAATGCGATTGAAGACCAAGCAAGAAAGATTAAACCTAAAATGATTGTTGCTGGTGCGAGTGCATATTCTAGACTAATAGACTGGAGTAAGTTTAAAGTTATTGCAGATGAAGTTGGTGCAATACTATTAGTAGACATGGCACACTATTCTGGATTGATTGCTGGTGGTCACTATACTAATCCAGTACATTATGCAGATGTAGTTACTTCTACTACACATAAAACATTACGAGGCCCAAGAGGTGGTATTATACTATGGAATAATGATGAGTATACAAAGAAAATAAACTCTGCGATATTTCCCGGCACTCAAGGTGGCCCACTAATGAATATGGTTGCATCTAAAGCTCAAGCATTTATAGAAGCAAACACTACTGACTTTATACAATATATCAAACAAGTCATAGACAACGCACAAGCTATGAGTGAGGTGTTTATGGATAATGGTTTTAATGTATTGACTGGTGGTACAGATAGTCACTTGATGTTAGTTGATTTAAGTGATAAGAAATACTCTGGTAGAGAAGCTGCAGATTTACTAGAAGATAATGGAATAACTGTAAACAAAAATGGAATACCAAATGACCCTAGAAGTTTTGTAGAAACATCTGGTATTCGAATAGGTACAGCTGCAGAAACAACCAGAGGTCATGGTGCAGATTGGTTTAGAGATTTGACCAAGAGGATAATTGATATACTTTCTTGACAAACCCCTTTTATTATGGTAAATTTATATTATGAAGTTTTATACAAATGTCGTTAGATACGGTAACAACCTTCTTATAAGAGAAGTCAATAATGGTGAGAGGTCGAATCGTAAAGTAAAGTATTCACCTACCATGTATATGAGAGTTGGTAAACCGACAAGCCATAAAAGTCTTGATGGTCGATTTGTGACCCCTGTCAAACATGAAACTATGAAAGAATGTAACGAATGGTTACAGTCTTATGAGAATCAAAAACATCTTATATTTGGTAATACACTTCACGCATACAGCTATATTGCAGATACTTATCCTAATACAGTAAACTGGGATATTGACCAGATACTTATTGTTACTATGGATATAGAGGTTCAATGTGAAAATGGTTTTCCTAATCCTAGAGATGCAGCTGAACCTTTACTTTCTATTACAATCAAAAATCATCAGAACAAACACATTATGGTTTGGGGTATCGGTGAATTTAAAAACAATCGTGATGATGTTGGTTATGTAAAGTGTAGAGATGAAGAACATCTCATACAAGAGTTTCTATTATTCTGGGAGAAGAATCAACCAGACGTGATTACTGGCTGGAACACAGAGTTCTTTGATATTCCTTATCTGTATAATCGTATCATTAAATTATATGATGACAAAGAAGTAAAAAGACTATCGCCTTGGCGTAATGTATATTCTAAAGAAGTTTATATGATGGGTAGAAATCATCAAGTGATTGATATTCAAGGTGTGTCTGCATTAGATTACTTTGACCTATATCGTAAGTTTACTTATACAAACCAAGAAAAATATACTCTTGACCATATTGCGTATGTAGAACTCGGTGAAAGAAAAGACGGTAATCCTTATGACACATTTAGTGAGTGGTATCAGAAAGACTATCAATCCTTTATCGAATATAATATTACAGATGTGGAGTTGGTGGACAAACTTGAAGATAAGATGAAGTTAATCGAACTTGCATTGACTATGGCTTATGATTCTAAAACAAACTATATGGACGTTCTTGGTACAACAAAGTATTGGGATATTATTATTTACAACTATCTCAGAAAGAAAAACATTGTTGTTCCTCAAAGAATCAGTTCATCTAAATCTGAGAAGTTTGAGGGTGCTTATGTGAAAGACCCTATCGTGGGTATGCATAAGTGGGTGATGTCATTTGACTTGAACTCTCTATATCCACATCTGATTATGCAATATAATATATCAACAGAAACACTTGTATCACAAAACAAAGTTCCTAATATGAAGGTAGATAAACTACTACATAAAGAGTTTGATACAAGTAAGTTAGATAAGAATCATACTATGACACCTAACGGTGCAATATTCAGAACTGACAAGAAAGGTTTTCTTCCACAACTTATGGAAGATATGTATAATACCAGAACTGAATACAAAAGAAAGATGTTGGAGGCTAAACAAGAATATGAAAACACTAAAGATAAAAAACTACTTAAAGACATTTCAAGATACAACAACATTCAGATGGCTAAAAAGATTTCACTTAACTCTGCTTATGGTGCAATCGGTAATGCATACTTTAGGTATTTCAATTTACTCATTGCTGAAGGTATTACTACGAGTGGTCAGTTATCTATTCGCTGGATTGAGTCTGCTCTTAATAGGTATCTCAATAAGACTTTGGGTACTACTGATGAAGATTTCGTGGTTGCAAGTGATACCGATTCGGTGTACATTACATTTGACAGACTTGTTAATAAAGTGTTTAAATCACAGTCAGATGTTGGAAAGATTACCGACTTCTTGGACACTATCGCTAAGGAAAAGATTGAACCTTTTATTGATAAAAGTTATCAAGATTTGTCTGAATATCTCAACTGTCATTCCCAAAGAATGAATATGAAACGAGAAGTGATTGCAGATAAAGGTATCTGGACTGCAAAGAAAAGATACATTCTTAATGCGTGGGATATCGAAGGTGTTCGATATAAAGAACCACAACTTAAGCTTATGGGTATCGAAGCTATCAAAAGTTCTACTCCTGCTCCTTGTCGTAAAAAACTCAAAGAAGGTATAAAAATAATTATGTCTGGTGATGAGAAAATGCTAAATACATTCATACAAGATTTTAGGAAAGAGTTTATGAATTTACCACCAGAAGAGATTGCATATCCAAGAAGTGTCAATGGATTAGACAAATGGTCTAATAGTGCAAACCTATTCAACAAGGGTGCTCCTATCCATGTGAAGGGTGCGATACTGTATAATCATCTTGTTAAACAAAAGAAACTAGGACACAAGTATCCATTTATTCAAGAGGGTGATAAGATTAAGTTTCTTAATCTAAAACTACCAAACAAGTATCAATGTACAGCTATGACCTTTATAACTAAGTTACCAAAAGAACTTGACATACACTCTCTAATAGACTATAATGTACAGTATGAGAAGAGTTTTGTCGAACCATTAAAGTTTATCACAGACAAGATGAATTGGTTAATTGACAAGAGTTATGGAACACAAGGAACACTTGAGGATTTCTTTTAGTATGAGTAAAAAATATTTTAGATATAATTTAGATGATTTAGAAAAGTCTGCAAATCGTAAGTTATTCAATTACATATCATTCTTTGCTGGTGGTGGTGGTTCATCTGCTGGTTACAAACTAGCTGGTGGTGATTGTAAGTTTGTAAATGAGTTTCAACAAGTTGCAGTAGATACCTATCTTGCAAACTGGCCTGATACTCCACACATTTGTGGTGATATTAAGAATATTACTGGTAAACAGATTATGGAAATGACTGGTATCAAAGAGGGTGAGTTAGATATTCTTGATGCAAGTCCACCTTGTCCACCGTTTAGTATGTCAGGTACAAAACAAAAAGGTTGGGGTCAAGAGAAAACTGCGTATGGTATGAAACAAAAGAATATTGAAGACTTGACTTGGGAAGTAATTAGAATAGCTAGTGAGATGAAACCAAAAGTTATTGTTTGTGAGAATGTAAAAGGTTTGACTATGGAATATGCAAAAGAACATTTAAATAGAATGGTTGCAGATTTTGAGAAAGAAGGTTATACTACAACATACAAAGTTCTTAAGGGTCACGAACAAGGTGTACCACAGAAAAGAGAAAGAGTGTTTATTGTGTCGATACGAAATGATGTAATGGACGATATTGGTATGCCGTTTATGTGTATTAATAGTGTGTTTCCAGAACCAGAGAAAGAGTCTGCAACAATATATGATGCAATTGGTGATATACAACAAGACAATGAAAATGCAAGTCAAGCATACGAATTAGTAGAAGCTATGAAGAAAGGTGCGAAGTGGAAGTGGTTAAAAAGATTACCAAAGAACCCAGATAAGGTTATGTCAGTAGGTGATGATTTGGTTGGGCCTTGGTATGATAAAGTAATTGCACATAGAAAAAAGTGGGGTAAGTCTATTCCAGAGAGAAAACATTCGTTCTTCCAATCAAGAAGAGTTCCTTCAAATCAAGCTTCACATACATTATCAGAACAAGGGTTACAAACAAGTCTTGCAGTGCATTTACATTATTCAGAAGATAGAGTTTACACTACGAAAGAATCTGCAAGAATAATGACACTACCAGATGATTATAAATTGACTGGCACACTAAATCAACAACTTGCAAGAATAGGGTTAATGGTTGCACCAATCTGTATGAAGTATCTTGCAGATGAAATATATAAACAAGTTTTGGAGCCGTACAATGAAATACATAAATCTAAAGACTGACTTAGGTAAGAAAGAAACCTTTAAGAAATGGAATGGTAAGTTTCCAGATGATACTTCCTATGACCAAGTAATTCGTGTAACAGAAGATACTGCGATTATGAAACCTGTTGTATCTCTTGATGGTTCTGATGTTCCTCTTGCATATGTAATTACAAATGCATATCCAGATGACGAGGTAAGAAATACACTGATGAGTATAGAAGATGTATCCACAATGCGTGGTAACTGTTCTGGCCCTATTGATAAAGAAGATATGAAGAAGAAGGGTTTGATAGAGGGTGAACATTATAAGTTAAGGTCACCAAACACATATCAAGTAAGAACCAAGAGTGGTGGTTGGGGTATGATTGCATACGCAAATGAAATACACTCAGTAATGATTGGGCATAAAAGAGGACGATTTACTGGGGCAATAGATTCTTCTGGTTGGGTTAAAGATAATCCAGAAAAGTTTGAGAAACTTAAAGATATATCAAAATACAATGAGATTGCATTTGACAAAGCTAATAAAGATGTGTATACTAAACAAAAGAAGTTTGCAGAGAGTTTTATTGAACCCCAACATAGAATGGGTATTTTTACAACTTACTCTGCAAATCGTTATCACTCTGGTCAGAGTTCAAAGATGAGTTTTCATGTAGATAGTTCTGATACAGAGATGGGAATGACTACAATGTGTGTATTTCGTCAAGGTGATTATGATGGTGCATTTCTTACATTTCCACGATACAAGGTAGCTATTGATGCACCAGATAACTCTGTAGTAATTGCAGATAGTTTAGAGGTTCATGGAGTTACAGAGATATCTGGTAATGGTGAAAGATTTAGTTGTGTTGCATATTGTGATAATAGACTTGCAACTAAAGGTGTAGCTGGTAAGAGTGAAAAACTTATTGGTAAATATGCAAAGAAAGAAAGTGGTAGTTTAGAAGATTTTATCACTTGACAAATAGACCAAAGTTTGGTACTATAATAGTGTAATTGATTCGTTGTGAATTAATTAGTCGTTTATAAACCGTTAGTTTGATTAGGGAGTATCCGAAGTTAAACTAATAAGATTATCAAATAACACTAAAGGAGGTTTTATGATAATAAGAAAAAAAGCAAAGGATTACTATTTTCCTGTTGGTAAAGGAATAGCCAACGCAATAATAGAGTTCACCCAAGACCACTTAGATATGCATCTGAAGGTCTTCAATAAAGAAACAAAACCAGAATACTTCGGTGATTTACACGATTTAGGTATAGATTACAAAGAAACCGTTCTAATGGAAGCAGATGATATTAATAAAGTATTATTGTCTGGTAGTGAACAACCATTCAGAAAAGGTACAAACAAGAAGTACAATAAAATCAAAGATGATATGTTAGCAAGAGGTTTTGACGTAAGAGAAAAACCAATACAAATCATTATTGATAAAGATGGTAATATTCTTTATGTATTTAATGGAAACACAACAAATAGGGTTCTTAATAAATTCACTAATGTGCAGAATAGATTAGTTGCAATATATGTTATGAATGATAATTTTTCAAAGAAAAATTTGATACTCATAGGTGCTAATCAAAACTCTTTAGAAAAAGAATCTGGTATTAATAGTTTAGATGATATCGGAGATATTCTTGAAGAAATCAAAAGAGTTGGTGGCTTCAAAATATCGAAGACCTACACAGTGAGAGAAAGAGAATTATTTGTGAGAGATGTTAAACAGTGCATTGATATTGCTGGTAACGGTAGATTCAATCTAGATACAAAGAAGATAAATTCATTTGTGAACAATCTTATAGAGGAGATAAGTCAATCAAAAAGAATTTATAGTGTTGATAATGGTACAGAAGTTATGGAAGAACTTAATGGAACTTATGCAAATACAGCAACACTTAAATATGCGTCTTTGGCTGCATTTCCAGATAAGATACACCCACACTTCACAAAAACTTTTTTGTCTTTTAAAAAGGATTATGATGAGGGTATGACTAGGATAAAACCAGAAAATATGTCATACGAGGTTATCATACACATGGGTGACCCAGACCCACTAAATCCAGTGGGTGACTTTTTCGCAAAGTACACAAATTTCTATATTGAACTTGCAAAGATAGAAAAGTTCTTAATGGAACAATATTACAATGCGACAGGTAAGAAGGGTAACTTCAAGGTCATAGGTGCTTTTCAACAAGTAAAAGAGGTCGAAGAGTTAGACCCAGAAAAGTTCCCATTTGGTCAAGTTGTATCATTTGATGATATTATGGCTTACTACAATATAAATATGAAAGTAACTCCATAAATGAGAACTGCGTTTCACCCTGCCAAAATTGGTGATATAGTTTATAGTTTACCAGCTATACACCGAAGAGGTGGGGTGGAATGTTTTTTTATTAAAAGACCAGAGGTTGCAGAATATCTAAAACCTTTACTTGAAGCACAACCATATATTGGAGCTGTAGATTATAGAACAGAGCCACCAGAAAATTGCACAATAGATTTCAATGCATATCAAAGTTTATATAGATTAATGATAAGACCAGACTTAATTAATTTAAACTGTTTAGCTGCAGGCGTAAGAACGCATCACTTTCCATTGAAACTTAGTGGTATTACTCTACATTCAAACCATGTTAAATATATGGACGGTCAATATATTGATTTAGATAAACATAGAGATTTACAAGAGTGGAGGCCACATCAGTCTTGGTTAACTAATATCGAACCAATACATAAATCAGATATTATCATTAATATGACAGAAAGATATCACGATTGGGATAACGATAAACACGACTTTAGATTCTTTGATTATACATTACTTAAAGACTATGATTGTGGATTTATAGGATTAGACAGTGAATATAAACTATTCTGTGATAGATATGGATTTGAACCTAAAAGAATACTTGTTAAAAATGCACTAGAGGTTGCACAGTATATATCTGGTTCAAAGTTATTTGTAGGTGCAGCTAGTTCTGCAAAGGCAATTGCAGAGGGACTAAAACACCCTACATTGATGGAGATTAGTAAAGAGTACCCAGATGATTTACCTAAACATAAACATGGTCATTATTTTATTAGTAAAGAGTTGATAGAGTATTATCTAAACAATGAGATAGATAAACCTAAGTTTCCAGAGTTTGAGGGTGAGATTAAAATGGGATTAGATGAGTTTATGTCCTAAACGAATCGATTCGTTTATTTTTTAAAAGGTTATATTATACAATGACTGAAAAACATAGTAAAAACAAGGACTTAGATACCCCCATTGACAATAGGTGAAAAACTTGGTACTATAAGGTATATTAATTGAGAGGAAATAAAATATGAAACAAGTAACAAAACAATTTACAGATATCAAAGACGGTATTAAGAACTTAATCAAAGCTGCAAACGCAGATTATTGTGATAGGTCTTACAAGGAAGATGGTGAAGTTTCAGACCATGTTTTAAAAATGCAAGAAGATTTTAAGAATGGTTGGACGATTAAAGAAGGTAAGAAATATATTGGTATTTACAAAACATTAGGTAATCAATCGTCAATCTGGGGTGGTGTTGTTAAAGAAGACGGTGGTAGGTTCAAGAAGGGAGATATTCTTAAAGCTGCTGGTTATGGTAAGTATGCAATGAATGCTCCTAGAGGTAACGTCCTAGAAGGTAACTTTTCAGTTTCTTGGACTGGTGCCAATTATTTAATATAGAGAGGTGAATATGATTAAAATTATATCAATAATATTATCAGTGACTTTTGTAGCAGGGTGCTCAACAGTTGCTGGTGTAGGTCAAGATGTCCAAGATGTGGCAAATTGGGGTCGAAATAAAATAGTTGAAAATGCTAATAAGAAAGAAGTAGTTCAAGAAGAATTGACAGAAGAAGATTTAGATAGAATAGAAGAAGAATTAGAGGGGGATATATGATTTTATTTACAATAGGTTTAGTTATGATTATGGCTGGTGTAGGGTTTGAGTCCCTACCCATATCATTCCTAGTGAGTTTCACTGGCCTTGCATTTATGTTTGGTGGTGTATACTATATGATTACTACAGATAGTGAGTATATAGATTAATGAGTTTCTATCTGCAAGACGCCTCTCAACCTCAACCTCAAAGTCTTGCTGGTAGGGAAAGCTTAATAATAATCGGTACGAATCGATTCGGTGTTTTACAAGGTGATGTACAAATTAGATAATGTGTAAGTCATTGAAATTATTAAGTTTTTTAGGGGGAGTTGACATGACTCCCCCTTTTTGGTATAATAAGGTATATGAGAAAAGAGATTGATAACAATAACAAAAGAGAGGTTGATATGAGTTTAAAAAATGAAATAATTACTTTAGAAATTATGCTTAACGGTATTAAGGGTGTTGATGACATTCTTCAGATGGTTAAAGATTGCATTGATAACGGTGAAACTGAAGATGCAAAAATGTGGATTTCAGAATTACAAAATGAATTATATGATAACGGAGTGAGAGGTTAATATGAGTAAACAAACAATTACAGTAAGTGAGTTATTAAAACAAGCAGAGGCTGCTGGTTTAAAAGCAGGTTTAGAAGTGAGTCCTAATCCAGTGACTTTCAAAGATACACACACTGGTCAGACATTCGATAGTGCTGAGGGGTCTTGTGGATTTGCGTGGGTGAACATATCGCCTGCAAGAGGTAAGTTTGTCAACTATCTAAAAAAGATAGGTAAAGGTCACAAGTCTTATCAAGGTGGTTGGGACTATTGGGTTAGTTCTCAAGAACTAGGTCAGTCGATTACCAGAAAAGAAGCATACGCAGAAGCATTTGCAAAGGTTCTTAAAGATTGGGGAATCAATTGTTATCCAACAAGTAGATTAGATTAATTTAAATAGAGAGGTTATTATGATTACAACAAACGATATAAAAAACGCAAAACAAACTTGTTATTCAATCTATCAAGATTTACAAGCTATTTTAGCTGGTCAATCTATGACTGATGTAGATACACTTGAGAATCAGTTTAATGAGATTTGTGCTGAGTTTGGTTTTAATGTAGAAGATACATACCAGTGGTGTGAAAACCAACATTCTGCAAGTTATGGATTATGAACTACATAGAGGTTAAAGTTGGTAAAGGTGTTTCTTCTGAACGAAAGGTTCTGACAGAAGAAATTGCAGAATGGTGTATTGGTCAGTTACTTCCAAAAGTTAGAACATTAGATATAACTATTGAGTTACTAGATGAATTAGATAAAGGTGCTGATGGTTATCAATGGATTGGTGGAGATAATAAAGAACATTTTATTGAGATAAATGAGAATCAATACTATGATGATTTTGTTACAGCTGTAATGCATGAAATGGTTCATGTGAAACAAGATTACAGAAAAGATAAAAGACCCATAGAAGATAAAGAAAAAGAAGCATACGAACAACAAGAGATTTTATTCGAGAGGTGGAAGAATGATAATTGAAACAATAATAGGTGGATTACTGATAATGACTCCCATAGACATGGGTAAAGACTACAGTGAACAATTACAAGAGGTGGGTCAAGCAAAATGTCTTGCAGATAATATGTATTTTGAAGCACGAAATCAAGGTACAGCTGGTATCATTGCAGTATCAAATGTAGTTTTAAATAGAGTAAAAAGTGAGATGTATCCTAATACAATATGTGAAGTAGTTAGACAGGGTCAACATAGAGAAAGTTGGAGAAAAGATGGAACATACCACCCTGTCAGACATAAGTGTCAGTTCAGTTGGTATTGTGACGGTAAACCAGATAAACCTAGAAATATAAAACAGTATGATGGATTTTTTAGTTTTGCATTGATGATTATACAAGGTAAGGTAAGTTTACTTGATATTACTGATGGTGCGTTATGGTATCACGCAGACTATGTAAAACCTTCTTGGGCACAACATAAGAAGAGAACAACTGAGATAGGTGACCATATTTTTTATACAATTAAAGATGAGAAAGAGCAATGAATATATTCTATCTAAATGAAAGTCCTCAGATATCTGCACAAGAGCAATGCGATAAACACGTTTGTAAGATGGCTATAGAGTATTGTCAATTACTATCTACTACCCATAGAGTTTTAGATGGTGTAGATTATTATGATGAAACTAGAAATGGTAGAAGAATTAAGAGATGGTTGTTACCAGATGAGAGAGAAGTTTATCTGATGAAGGCCAGTCATGTTAATCACCCATCAAATATCTGGGCTAGAAAATGTGCAGAGAATTATGATTGGTTATTAGATATGTGGGTCAATACTTGTTACGAGTTTGAATACAGATACGAGAAAAAACATAAGACACTAGAGAGATTAAAATACTTGACAAACAGACCAAAGAATATTATAATCAATGGTAGTACGACTGAGATGCCTCAATGTATGCCAGATTATTGTAAAGTAAAAGACAATCCAATACAAGGTTATAAGTCCTACTATATAAACGAGAAGAACAAATTCGCAACTTGGAAAAAAAGACAGATTCCAAATTGGTATAGTGAAGGATTAAATTATGGGAATGATGGACGAAGCATGGCGTGAATCTGTTAAACGCACTCCAGAGCAGGAGAAAAATATGACAGCAACTTTAACAGTAGGTGAATTACAAATTATGAAAGAAGATATGAAACAACTAACAAAAAGTTATTATGAATCTTTAACAAGAATAAAAGAGCTTGTAGAAGAAATAGAACAACTAAAAAATGAAGTTGAGTCTTTGAAGGGTGATAAAGTTGAGTTACGAAGTATAAGAGGACACTAATGCCGACTTACATAATTACAGACACTAAGAAGAAAAAAACATTTGATGTATTTTGTTCTTGGGATAAATTACAAGAACTATTAAAAGAAAATAAACATTGGGTCAAGGGTATTACTGCAGCTGCAATCGTAGGTGACCATGTTCGTGTAAAGACTGATGGTGGTATGAAAGAAGTGTTTTCAAAGATTGCAGACAAACACCCAAACAGTGCTCTTGCAGATAGATTCGGTGGTAGTAAAACAAATGCAGCTGTCAAAGCAAAGACCCTCGCAAAGAAACATGGTTTGGTAAAAGACGGTGGTCAGGATTTAAGTAAGAGATTTAAGAAGAATAAAACAACAGGACTGTTTTAATATAAATACATTGTGTATCGTCAATTGTTGCGTGTACACAACATAGTGGTAGGGGGTAACCTCTACCACAACTATATTATAAGGATAGATAATGGCAAAGAAAAATAAAGAAATTAGTTCAAATAATTTAATCAAAGTAAAACCAATAACAGAAGGTCAAAAGACTGTTTTTGAAACTTATAAAAAAGGTCAAAATCAATTCTTATTTGGTTGTGCTGGAACTGGTAAAACTTTTGTATCATTATATCTTGCATTACAAGATGTGATGAACTTACAAACAAAATACGATAAAGTTATATTAGTACGTTCATTAATACCAACAAGAGAAATAGGTTTCTTGCCTGGCGATGAAGAAGATAAGGCTGCACTGTATCAAGTACCGTATCAGAATATGGTTAAGTTTATGTTTGAACAACCTAACGAACAAGCATTCAATATGTTATATGATAGATTAAAAAATCAAGGTAGCTTGTATTTCTTATCAACATCATTCTTAAGAGGTCTAACTTTTGATAACTCAATTATAATTGTTGATGAGTGT